ACTGATTCCTGGCCAGGAGCGAACAAGGTAGTTTCCGGGGTGTCCATCTCGATAGACAGGGACTGATTTGAGGCTATAGGGACAGTAGAAATCTCAACCTGGGTGCGGCGAGCGGGAGAGATTGTGGCCAACGGCACCACAAACTTGTCTTTGTGAAAAGTAAGCTGCAGAAGTTCTCTCTTGGTTTCCCTCATCTGTGTTGTGAATTCCTGCGGAATATCTGTCAAACTGATAACCGTGGAAAGGACAGTATCGATGGTATCTATCGCGCTCCTTACAAGAGCGAAAGGAGCCGCAATAACAGCCGACACCCCATTGCGGAAGGCTATTACAGCCGTCCGCACTTCGGCAAGATCCGCTTGGATGCCTTGGACTGCTGAAACGATCTTGTCCATACCGGTCATCACTGTGCTGTACCCGGCAAGGATCTGATCCCACGGCCCCATCGGAGCGGGGATTTGTGGTTTTGAAAACAGCAAACTTAGGTCTTCTTCGTCAAGGGTCGGCTGGTTCAACCTTCTGATTCCGGTCATCTGGATATCGTACTGGTAGAGATGCCGGCGGGCAATGCTGCGGCTGATGCGAAACTTTTGTAACTGGATCACGTAGAAGTGCTTATCGGTATAATTGTAAAATCTCAGTTCCGGAATATTACTGGAATCAACAGGGTCAACCACCGGAGTCCCGTCTGAAGTTCCGAAGCGGGCATGAAAATCGAGTAGCATATTCTCAACTTCTTTGTAGAGGTCCCATGCATCCTTTTTATCGTTGTTGATATGTTTAGCATTACTACCAGCGGGCAATGTGCCGAGATAGCCGAATGTCCCAGCTATGGACATCTTGGGAAAGCCGAGTCCCAGCTTATCCTCAAAGCCTCCCCCTTGAGTCATGGTAATAGAAGATCTGAAGACCGGATCATAGTTATAGGCTTCCGGGGGAAACGGGAGAATGTATTCGCTATCAGGGGTCCCGGTAGCCGGATTCATGACTTCAAACATGAAGGGCAGGCGCTGATCACGGATGTCCACTCCCACCGTTAATTTCTGCACGTCGGGATTGGTGAAGTCTTTGTATATGCTCTGGATGTTATCGAACATTTAGCCCACCTTCCCAGTTATGATACCAGCCCCGGCACTTCCTGAATCAGAGGTTGTCGCAACCAGTTCGGAGTTGGCTTGGATATAGGTGATTATCGCAGTGGAATCAGCAAGCAATCTGGCTTCACTATCTGCAATAGCGTCGGCAGCAGTGCTGCTTTGCACATGGGGGATGGCGTCCATGGCTTCTTTCCTGGCTGCGGCAAGTCCTTCTCCTGTCAATGCCATGATTACCTCCCTATAACGTGAATTTTACGGTGCTTGATACCATGGCGTGAGGCTTCCGCGTAAACGAGCAGATACATTCGCTTTGCACCCCGCCTCCTGCGGCTCCCGGTCCCCCGATTAAATCGATCCCGGCGCTGGTCCACGCCGTTTTGCCTGCTATGTCCACGGTGCATTTACCGGCGGAAACGGTTATTGTCAGGTCACCTGAAGTCACGGTGGTTTCCTCGTCGCCTTCAATGATCGTGGTACGGTTCCCGTCTATCGTATCGGAAACGTAGCCGACAACTTTCCTGATAAGATTCCCGACTTTATCGATTGTCTCCCATGTGCCGTTGCGCTTGCGGTGGCTGCGCGGGGCCTCTGTTGCAGCGGACTGAATTTCATTATCTGCCGAGGGGAGGAACCCCAAGATTATTGGATTACGGATATCCCCGAAAAACGCCACTACTACCAGATCGTCTGGCTCGGGGTCTTCATAATTGCCAGTATTTTTGTTGATTTTCTGCGCCATTAAGGGGACGCCGTTGAGCACTGGGAGCAGGTCGTACATATAGAGATCTACAAGCGTTTGCTTCGCGCCGTTGTTGTCTTTGTAGCTGATACCGTTCGGTAAGATCTTCCCCCGATAAACACCAGGCAAGTCCTTGTCCAAAACTCTCCCTCGCTTTGTTCCGGGAGTCATTGTGCTCTGTTCAAGCATGTGTGCGCCTCAATTGATTTGGCCTCGTGTCAAATGTATAGATGTAGTACAGGCCGGGTTTTCACCGCATACCAACTTTTGTGCGACCTGCTCCACAAAATACTGATAATTATTATCAGTATAAAAAATGCCGTCCCCACACCGAATACGGGGGTTCCCGTGCATCGTCATCAAGCCGCTTTCGTATTCGGCATTACGCCTGAACCAGCTCCACAAAAGATCTGTCCTGCTTCTCACCGGTCGATTCGCATCTTCTTTGAAGTCTGCCAAGTGCGAGGGAATCGGAGTTGACCCTCTAGGAAAAGGGACAAAGGCGGTGGCTGGCATCCATGGCATGAAGCCGTATTTTTCAATATCGGCGTTTTCGAACCTGGTTGCATCCCCGTAAATATAAAGTAGTGGCGATCCGCCAGGCTCCCCGTGGATACCACAATTCACTTTGTTGTAGAGATAGGTGATTCTGTCGATATCGTTGACGCCCATGTCTTCCGTTATTACATCCTTCTCGTTGATGACATGAAGAGATCGGGGCGATTGAATATCAAGCTTGCCATTATTGTCAAAGGGTGTTCTCTCCAAGATGACCGCAAACATGCCATCATCTTGCGTGTCGCAGTGAAGCTGGTTATATGGGTCGTTAGAGGCTTGTTCAAGTGCCTGCCAGACAGATTCCTGGGTTGATAAAATTATCGGGTTTATATACCAGGAGTCATCTGTCCTAATCCGGTCCGTGGTGATATAATCCCGCAACCAGGGCATGTATTTGAAAAGTTCGCGTTCCACGATCATCGTCGCAATCGTAGTCGGGTCCCCCCCGGCGATTAGCATCGCTGCATAGACAGCCCCCGTCAGATTTTCCTGGCTTCCGATTTTTGTTGACGAAGGGGCCAGATACCATTGGCAGTGGTGTTTACAGAGAATTTTTCCAAAATCGCTACACCGCAACTGCACGGTTCGGTTCGGTTTGCCATCCGGGGATAATTGTTTTACCCGTGCCACTTCATCGACCAGGCCGATCATGACCGGGACCCACTCATCGTCAACGTTGATATACACCTCAACCACGTCGTTCGGCTTTACCATTTCGTCGTAGCGATAACTTTTTAGTTTTGCAGCGAACGGTAACGTTATGTTGAATTTTCCTTGTGGGCTCCGGTACGCTTTGTGCGTTTCGACTACCATAACATGAGCGGAAATATCTTCCTCTTCTCTATCGTTACCGGCGCGGCGCAATATGGTCCGTTGGCGGGGAGAATAGGAAGGCATCAGTGTTCACCTAGAGCGCCACGGAAACGAGGCGCTAGAACAGGGGGTGCGGGTTTTTGAGTACCCGCTATAGCGTCGATAAGTCGGTCGGTATTGTGATTTCCCTGAATGGCATCTTTGACTTCCGTAACGACACCGGTAGCAATATCAATTGCTCCAGCTACCGCAGTACGGCCAATATTAGCGGCTCCTTGGATGCTACGCCCCGAGGGTAATTCACTCGCCTCCAATGTCGCTTCCGCCAGACGAGTTTTGGTACCATGAAGCGCCGCCATGTTTTTTGCACGCTCTTGTGCTTCCTCCCAGAGCTTCTGTCCTTCCGGACTACCGGCAAGGGCTTCTTCGACTGTTTTCGCCCCATATTTATCATTGAGTTTCAGATATTGTTGGACTTTTGGATCTGCCCAAACTTCTGCCTGCATTGGGTTGTTAGTTATACCTTTCAAGTTAAAAAGAGTTGCGTAGCGAGTATCCTCTTCACTCATCCCCTGCACCTTGGCGAACTCTTTTGAGGCATTTATTACAGAAAGAACGTTTCCAACTGTGGCCCCCATGAATTTACGTTTTTCATATTCCCATAAATCCTTGCTGGTACGCACATCTTTGACCCCCAAGGCGTTTGCAATTAGCGCCTGTATTCCAGGGGAGCCGCCACCACTACGGATGCCTTGGTCCATAGTTTCGATCATATTGACCCCGGATGCCCCTTTGCCTATTTGACCGGGGTGCGACCACAAGGCCATCTGCATCATATCAAGCTGCGTCCGTTCATGAGGCGACAGGTCCTTGCCGCCGCGTCTTCCGGCAATATCCGTAAGCAGCTTGGCGTTAAGGCCAAGAATCTCTTCTAACCTTCCTCCGGCCCCTATGGCCGTGGCTACCTTTGTCAACGCAATTAGAGCACTTGGAGCCTTACTAGGGTCGCCCCCGGTCGCCGCGACAGTCGAAGCTGTATGTCCCACATAAGCATCACCAACACCGTAGCGACGACCCATCCCCTGCAGCGTGGCAGCAACGGCATCACTATCCGGCGAAGAGGTGGCTTTGTTCAATGTTTCCGCAGCGGCGACAAATTCCGTCGGGCGGACCCCTATTTTCTGTGCAACTTGAGCGGCCTTCTCATCTGAAATATTGATGCCACTTCTCAAAAAGAGATCTGTGCCGGCGAGGTCAAAAACTTTGGCCTTTTCCTTGGCATCCATGGCAAGAGCACTGATCGATCTTACCCCGGCAATCGCAGCACCAATCATCGCCCCGCGTTTTGCCATACTCCACCAGTTTACCCCGCCCTTGTTCTCGTCTTGATACCCCTCTATGGTGGCACCATATTCTTCCGCTTGTTTTCTCAAACCCCCAGCGCGGGCATCGCCCTTAGCCCGATTTTTTAATTCCGCATTAATCTCTCCCTTGCGGGCTTCCAGTGAAGCCATCTCGGTCAGGATAGTCCCTCGTGTTTTTGCACTGAGACTCGGGTCATGCGAAGCCTTGCTCAACCCATCGAGGTCCCCCACGATGTTACGAAGTTCCCCCCGCAGGTCCTTGGTATGTTTTAGCCAACTGCCAAGATTATCCCCCACCCTTTTTGACAGATTGGCAGCGTCGGCCCACTGCTTTGCGTCAAGCACCCCGCCCTTAGCTTCCCCGGAGCGGGCAAGACTCCCCAGACGTGTTATATCTAAAGATGCTTGACGGAGAACTTCCGCATCACGGGCCAGGCCATCCCCGCCCAGGTCGATGTCGGTGTTCTCGAAGGCCGACATCTTCTGAGACAGGTCCGCTACTGCTTGCCTGGCTATGTTTATTTGGGAGGTGTTTACCCGGAGATCAATCGCTGTGCTCATTTTTCACCCGGCTTGATAGGTTCGAAATCATCGAATATGGCCGCGAAGTCCACTGGCTGCCCGCTGAGAATCTTCGCATTCGTGGCATCCATCTCTGCATCACCGGATAGCTCCATCCCTGCTACGCCACAATATGGACATTCCTTACGGAAGGTTTCATTGTCACAGATGAGACATAGTTTTTTGGTTTCCCCGGCATCGCACAAGACCGCCTCATACTCAACCACCATTTCGTTAAGAGTGGTGGCCAAGTACCGTGGATCATGGAGCGGCAGCTTGTAGTGCTGTCGGTACCAGAACTGAATCGAATCAGCTTGCTTCTCCGCCAGTGCCGCTATTTTTGTCGGGTCGAAACGAAGCGAGGAACCCGCCCACCTCCAGATTGACGGCGGCAAGAGCTTTCATATCGGTTTCATCGTCAAGATGTATTGTTGTACGGTCGAACCATGCCGGCGTTTTTTCGGTGGCCACTTGGGCCAATGTATTGAACAGCCTTGAAACCTGGTTGAAAACAACGGGGATCTGCTCCAAATCGACCATGCCAAAAGCGTTACGTTCAGCGGCAATTCTGGACTCAATCATGGTTTCGTCAAGGAAAGACGGCCGCCGGATATGAAAGTTGCCGGAATATTTGGCTCCGAACGGCTGCTGGGTAAGGGGATTGATTTTTGCTTCGATGGAAAATGAGTGCTGTGACATGGAAACCTCCTGGTAGGATAAGGGGGGAGTCGCCTCCCCCCTTTGGGATTACAGTTTGTCGAGAGCGATAAAGGTTGCGTCCTGGCCGCTGATAGCGAACTTCGCATAGTTCCGGTTGTATGTGTTACATTTGCAGCCGATGTAATGCTCCATGGTCTGATTGGTGACGTTATCCTGTACTTCGATATCGACGCCAACCGAGGTCATGATGGTTTCGGGGGTGTCAACTATCCCGAGGTCGTCCAGGCGCTGTTTGGGCACATAGAACGAAGACAGATTGATCGTGAAATTGATCTCTCCCGGCACCAACTCCTGCGCCTTACCCGAGCCCACTCCGTCTACTCTCTGGAGCCCGTAACTGTCTTGGAAACTGACGTTCTGGACCCCGTAGCCGATATACTGCCCCTTGTATTTAAGTCGTACTCTATTGCCCGTCATTGCACCCACGGCACATACCTCCTTTCGAGATTATTTTTATAGCCCGACCGAGAAAACCTGCTCCAGCGGTTCCACATGATACGTGCTGAAGATCCAGTTGACCGGATAGATCGGGATTGCGGCATAATCAACATACCGGATCATGCCATCGACCCGCAGCACGGTTTTCTTCGGGTCAAAGCTTCTGATATAGCCCTCTCTGAGCGCCATCTGGAGAACCGAGTTGGTCAGGTTGATAATGCTCAGATCCAGACCTTCTGTGCCCGGAGAACCTTTCAGGAGATCGTGCCGCTGCCGAATCTGTGCGGCGACATAGAACGTGCCGCGTCTCACCGAGAACTCAATACGGGTAAGATCGTCGTCCTGGTTCCAGGTTGTGACCTGGCGGGAGATCTGATATCCGGCTCCCTGCACCGTGTCCGGAATCGGGACCGCAACACCGGCCTCGACAAGATCCCCTGCTTCCTGTTCGGTAAGTTCCACTTCCAGACCAAGACAGCGAAGATACTTGGCCGTCAATGGAAGGACCGGGGACCCTCCGGCAGCGATACCGGCGTACATGGCCGCTGTAATATAGGCCGGGTACAACTTGCGGCGGCCGTTCGGGTCGTACTGGTAGCAGCCGAGACCGGCATGCAGAGTCAGGTCGGAGTTAAGGACCTTTGCGGCGGCTTTGAGAACTGCAATAGCTGTGGCCCTGGCGTTCACGCTGTTCCAGACCTGGAGAGCGCCACCCACGAAAACCTGCCGCTCGTTCTTGGCCCCCAGCATGTAATCGGCGTGACTGTCAACCATGGAATGGATCGATGCATCACTGGATAGCGCTAGGATAAAATCACCCTTGACGGCTTTCAGGTTGTCAAGAGCCGCCTGCCAGTCGTTATTGGTGGTAGCACCATTGGCCCCGCCTGCCAGGTAGGTCCAGTCAAAGTTTGCCGGAACTCCGGTAGCATCCGCGATACGTTCCGCGAGGACATAGCCGGATCTGGCGTTGATGCCGTCGATTACTGCCTGCAGATCCGACTTGGCGGTATAGGCAGCTGCTTTGATGGCCTGCCCGACCACGGCGTCAAGCTCCATCGTGGAGTCACCGGGTTTGTCGGCCAGGATGACAGCGGTGTACTTACCAGTGGCGTTAATGGCGTCGGTCAGGGACTGAATTGTGGTGTAAATATTCAGATCCAGGTTCAGGTTGTCCACATCCCCTGTGTTGGCGGTTGTCAGGACATGGTTGGCGGCTGAAACATCGACACTCAATAATGATGCAGCAGCGGCTCCCGTGTACTGAACCGAAAAAGAGCTTTTCGTGAGGTTGTCGAACGTCTCTGTATTGCCGGCATAATCGATAGAGACCTTCTTACCGGTAGTGCCTGCCTCCTGCTTCGCTTTGACCTGGTTGGCCGGCAAGCCATAGAGATACCCGGTCAGTTTGTACGCAGTGAAGGTCTTGGTCGCCTGGGTGCAGGGGTTGACCGGGATTACCCGGACATCAGAGGCACCCTGGGTCTCACTTCCGGGAGAAGGGTCAAAGACCAGCTGTAAAGCAAGTCGGGCCTCTTCCGAAAAGGGGTGAATGTACCGCAGGGCCAGTGACGGGTCGTTGATAGGGGTCGGCACACCTGGAGGCAAGAGCCCAATCATCTCCCCCAGGACAAACAGCCGGTTATTACCCCCCAGCGGTGTTTTTGCCAGAGCTGACGAATCTATCCGCGACCGCGCCCCTGGCAACACGTCGTATTTTCCGTTCCAAAGAACTCCCTTCATGGG